CAGCGAAGCGGAGATCGGCTCTGGGATCCCTGGGATGGCATGGAGGTCGTGGAGGGATCGCTCAACCTGGCGGTTGCCTGGTCCTTCTGGTTTCATTGCCTGCGGGATGCATCCTGGCCCCAGCGGTACTTGGCGAACCTTGTGCCGGCGGGCCTTTCGGCTGTCGATGCCGACAATGGACGCCGCACTGAAGTCACCACCGATCCCGCTACTGTCATCATCCTTGAATCCAACGCCGACTCAGCCGCGGAGACGGGCCAGCCGATGGTCGGCCAGTGGAGCCAGGCCACCGATCTCGAAAGCCTCGAGCGGGCGATCTCTGCCTTCGCTAATCGCCTGGCGCAGGATGCCGGGGTGTCGCCATCGGACATCCAGCGGCTTGGCGGCACTGCCCGCAGTGGCTATGCCATCGCCTTGACCAACGAGGGCAAGCGACACGCGCAGCGAAAATTCGCGCCCCAGTTCCGCGAGGCTGATGCCCACCTGGTCGGGTTGACCGCTGCGATGCTGAACCGGCATCACGGAACCACGCTTCCTGAGTCGGGCTATTCAGTGCTTTATCAGCAGATCCCGTTGAGCCCGCAAGAGCTTGAGGCCCGCCGCAAGCATGTTTTGGAACTGCTCGAGGCTGGACTGATCGACCGTGTCGCGGCTTATCAGCAGTTGAACCCAGGGCTTTCCGATGACCAGGCGCGCGCCGACCTACAAGCGATTGACGCCGCACGCACCGCTATTCCATTCCTCAACAGACAGGGAGCTTGAACATGGCCTATTCATGTCCACATTGTGAAAAGGACATCGCTGACGCGGTGCCAAAGAGTCGCTTTGATGAGATCTATTCGGAGCGCCGCCAGTTCAAGAAGGAACTGGCAGAAGCCCTGACAGCTGCGGAGACTGCTACCGCAACCGCGACAGATTCCGACGCGCTCCAGGGTCAGATCGCAGAACTGCAAGAAAAGCTGAAAGGCCAGTCTGACTCACATGCCCGCGCGCTCGCTGTCATGGGTGCAGGGATCACAGACGTTGACGATGCCGCGGATCTTCTCGCGGTGTTTGACCGCCGCGCCCCCGAAGGAATCACGGTGGCTGAGTGGTTGGCAGACCCGGAGAAATTGCCGCGGGCGGCCTCCGCACTTCTGCCGCAGCCAGCTGCACCCAAGGCCCCGGAGGAATCCAACGGGGTTGGAACCCCGCCACATCAGCCAGCACCGCAGCCAGCACCGCAGACAGATCGCGGAGCGATCCCGCACACCGCGGCTCCTGGCGCGTACACGCCGGAGGCTATCGCACGGATGAGCGTCGAGGAGTACCGGGAGGCACGGGCCGCCATCAAGGCGTCTGCGAAATCAGCCTAAGAACGCGCGATAATCCTAATTGTGCAAATCCTGGCGACTTGCCGAAACCCGGCGATAATCCAGGTTGAACCTGCCGATCCTTCCTGGGAGGACTGGAGTGGTAGTATAGCGGTAATAGACGGGGAGCCAGCCAGCGGGCACCCAGGGGCCTTTATGGCGATTTTGCGGTATTAGGACTATCTCTTGACCTGGCACGACAAAAGCACTTAGACTGGCCTTGACATTTTCTGATTTGCTCGCCTCGGGTCGCACCCGTAACCGCGGAAAAACGGTGAGTTGTGTGAACAACCAACCAATCCACGGGTGCCCCCATGGCAAACGAAATCTATTACTCTGGCTTGGGCGACCTTCGCCTGGCTGCCGTCCTCCACCAGGAGATCGCTCTCCTTCTTGCTGATCGCGGTTCCCTTCGTGGGCAACCTGCCATCGTCAATTATGGCGATCTGTCGGGCCGCGGCTCCACTGTTCTTGAGGTGCCCCAGGCAGGCCTTGACGGATATGACCGAATGGCCGCCGTTGCTGAAAACGCCAGCACGTCAAACACTGCTCTCACTGATGCCAGCCCGTCGATCACCATCGCGCGCCAAGCTCTCCAGTACCAGATCTCTGACCTGGCGAACATCACCGATAGCGTGGGCCTCGACACTGACAGGCTTGCAGCCTCGATGGTCGGAGCACGTCAAACACTGCTCTCACCGATGCCAGCCCGTCGATCACCATCGCGCGCCAGGCTCTCCAGTACCAGATCTCTGACCTGGCGAACATCACCGATAGCGTGGGCCTCGACACTGACAGGCTTGCCGCCTCGATGGTCGGATCCTATGACATGCGGTTCACCGAGATGATCTGCCAGATTACTGATGACTTCACCGCGACGGCCGGATCTTCTGGCGTCGATATGGTGGTAGCTGATTGGTATGACGCGCAGTTCGCCTTGACGCAGTCCAGCGTCACGGGCCCGTACCTGGCGATCCTGCATCCGGTGCAGCTGACGGACTTCCAGTCCAGCCTCCGGGCTGAAGCTGGCGCCGTCCAATACGTGCCAGCTACTGCGGAAATGCTCGCCATCAAGGGACCTGGCTTTGCCGGCTCCTTCAACGGTGTTGACATCTTCGCAAGCTCGCATGTTCCGACCGCAAACGCTGGCGCGGATCGCGCTGGTGGAATGTTCGGTGCTGGCGCCGTGGGCTATGCCACAGGCTCGCTGACTGCGGTACGCGGTGCGGGCGGCCTGGTTCTGCCTGCCGGTACTCCGGTGGTGGTCGAGTTCGAGCGGGATGCCGCCGGTGCTATGACCACAGTGGTCGGTAATGGATTCCTGGGCGTGGCCATCGTTGAAGATGGACGCGGCGTTTCCATCATCACTGACGCCTGATCGAATTTCCGGGGCGGCCCCGGGGAGCTTTGCAATTCCTGCTCCCTGCGGGCCTCCCGGGGTTCGCCCTTTTCACCCTCAACAATCGCCACAAAGGGAGCAACCAAATGGCATTCAACCCAGCTGACACCGACACAGGCGCGATCAAAGGCCGACAGGTCACCAGGCGCAAGTCGAAATCAAAGCGGATCAACCTGCCGCCGTCGCCAAGTTTCATCTTCAAGGCTCACCCCACGCGGTGGGGCATCATTGATGGTGACTGGTGCCCAATACTTTCCAAGATGAAACTGGAGCCCGGGATCGGTGGCGTTGGCCACAATCTCAACGAGGCGAACGCGCGTGAAAACGCCCGCCAATCTGGATGGACGATCCTCGATCCTGACACCGTCGGAGAGGAGTACGTGCAAGTGTATGACGGCACTGGCGGCCCGGTTCACATCGAGAAGTGGGTCACCATCAAGCAAGTGGGCGGGCAAGTCATTCTTAAGCCCGACCTTGACGCATACAAGGAATTCCTTTTCCGCCTGGTGGACAGTGGCCTCATTGAGCCACTGGACGAAGACATCAAGACTGCCATGGTCGCCCAGCAAGAGCAGCGGATCTCGAGGAATGCCAACAAGCTCGATCCGGCTGCCAAGGCGCGCACGGCTGCTGATACGGCCAAGCTCGAGAAGATGAAGAAGCCAACCCGGAAGAAGCCAACCCGGAAGAAGAAGCCCGACGCCAATGCCTGAAAAGACACCACCACGCAAAGCCATCGAGGAGATCACCCGCCGCGCCTTTGACGCGGGTGGCTCTGCGGTGGCGAAGCAAGCAAGGATCGAGGCCACAAAGGCAGCGATCCGCGCTGACAGAAAAAAGAAGGGGTGATCCATGGCCAGCACTGACACCCTCTATTCTGGGATTTTCCTTACGCCTGAGTGGATGGAGCAGGGCCGGGCCAACCTGGTCAAGTGCGTGGTGAAGCGCGAGGGCGCCAAGGTCGCGCCTTCATCTGGCACAGTCACGATCTTCAACGAGAACCAGACCGCGATTGTGGACGGGGCTGCCGTCACCATCACCGGCTCTGTCGCACAGTACACCGTCGCATCCGGCACGATCTCGGGTGAGACCCTGGGCGCGGGCTGGCTGGTCGAGTGGGCGCTGGTCATGCCGGACGGGGTGACGCACACATTCAGGAATGATGCTGGCCTGGTGCGCCGGCGGCTCTATCCAGTGATCAGTGATTCTGACCTCACCCGCAGGCATTCCGATCTTGGGGATCTGCGCCCGTCTTCAATGACGAGCTATCAAGACTATATCGACGAGGCTTGGGCAGAGATTGAGAACCGCCTGATCAGCGAAGGGAACCGGCCTTACCTCGTGATGAGCCCGGCGAGTTTCCGCGAGATCCACATGTTCAAAACGCTCGAGCTGATCTTTGTGGATTTCCACATGTCAGCCGGGGAAGGCAAGTGGCTCGAGCTTGCAAATCAATACGGCAAGCTCTACGGCATTGGCTGGAATCGGCTCTCCTTCATCTATGACGAAGACGACGACGGCTTCCCAGACAGCCGCGAAGATCGGCGGTCGGGCGTCGGCACCATCTGGCTCTCTTCTCGGGGCTTCTGATGGCGCTGTCTGTCTCCGCAGTGCGCTCACGCCTGGCCACCGCTGTCGGTGACATCACCGGGTTTAATGAGTCGAAAACCCCCTACACGGCTTTCGCTCGAGATCCCAACAGCGTGGCCCACAAGGGCTTTGCCGTGGGCATGGTGCGAACCGTTCCGATTGGCGACCGTCAGCGGGTGACCGATGGGATGACTGTGCGGTCAACCGCAGCTGTCCGGTTTCTCTATCGACTGCGCCCCAAGGATCAGATCACCGACTATGGCACGGCGCTCGACGCGGAACACGACATCATCAAGGCATGCCTGGCACAGAACAGCACGATCCTCGCCGCGCTCCAAGTGATCTTGGTGGATGTCCCAGTGCGGGAGGTGGACGACTCCGGGGAGTGGTTTTTCGGAGAGGTCCATTTTGATTGCAATCACCTGTTGGCTTTGACATGACCCACAAAGATGCACGCGCCTTGCTCGACCTCCACCTGGCGGGCTGGGCTGATCTTGCTGAACCGCACCTGGCCATCAAGACCGCGGTGGATCCCAAGCATCGTCTCGACTGCATTGCCGCGTTTCACTTTCTGATCTCAAACCCTGAACCCACCAAGCGGGCTTCCAAGAAGACCGCGAAGAAGAAGGAGGCCTAGTCATGGCCATTTCATCTGTCGTTAAAAACTTCCGTGACGGGACGCTTACGCTTGAAGACGGCGCAGGCTCGCCCGCGTCGGTGATCATCCAGTATGAGGCCGGTGATTTTTCGCTCTCCGGGCTCCACCAGAGCACCAAGGAAACGACGACCTACCTTGACCGCGGTGACCTGGCGAGCGTGAGGCACACGAATCGGACGTTCCCCACGTTCTCATTCTCTGCCCACCTGACAGACCTGTCAGACGGCAGCGAAAACACGTTGCCTGACATTATCCTCAAGTCTGGCAATTTTGGATCAGCCGTTTCAACCCTGGGCGCCAGCGCGGATGTCTA